GCACAGAATATGTTGGGCCATTAATACATGCGCCTAGCTTAGAGTCAGCAAAACTTATTGCAGAATACCATGGTCTTTTGCTTGATGGTGAATTAGAGGCTATTATAGGAACAGAAATAGATTTTGAAGAAGATCTTAAAAACAAGGTAATACATTAATATGGCTATAGATAAATTAGGCACTAATAATGATCCAGACATAAAAGTACAAGGATCAGCAGTAAATATCGTTCCTGATACCACTAGAGACGAGCAAATTCAGGCAGCAGCACAAGTGTTGGTAAATGATGAACAAGTCTTATTAGACGATGAAATTCAAGCGCCAACACAACCACAAATGAGTTTTGATGCTAATTTAGTAGATTTTATAGATCTTAACACCTTAGAAAAAATATCTAACGATTTATTAGATGCAATTGATTCTGACAAACAATCAAGATCTGAGTGGGAAAAAACATATACAGATGGTTTGAAATACTTAGGCATGAAGTTTGACGACACTAGATCTCAACCCTTTGAAGGCTCATCTGGCGTTGTGCATCCTATTTTGGCTGAGGCAGTCACACAGTTCCAAGCAC